TGATGTGTTTGTTTTAAATACAAGTGCTGTTGCATTATTGTCAGACGCAAAGGTTGCCTCTGCCAATGCTTCAATGGCTGCCCCATCTAGCAAAGCATCTGTTCCTGACGATTCATCTGGCGCATTAAACGTAATCTTACCTATTACATCTGCAGCTTCAATAGAAGTGTGTCCTGTTTGTAGATTAAGGTTGAAACCGTCTGCCGCTTTTGCTTGTATACCTGCGTTGTGTTCGTGTGTAAGCGTCACTTCGCTATCTGCGCCAAGGGATACTACAGCAGAATCACTGTCTAGTTTTAGATCGTTGCTAATATTTACAGATGTGGATGCATTAATATCTACAATAGGTGCAGTAATTTCTAACTCCGCATCAGCGTCTATGTCTAGTTGACCGTCTGTGCTTGAGTTAATAAATATTGCGCTGTCACGTATTTGAAGTTTAGTGTCGGTAGGAATATCAATAACACCTGTTCCATTAGGGTCAAGTGTTATGTCACCATTTGAGTTGGTAGAGGATATGGTGTTTGTATCTATGGTGATATTGTCAACAGCAACGCTAGTAAATGAACCTGCTGCTGGACTAGAACCACCTATGGTCACACCGTCAATTGTGCCACTGTCTATATCTACTTTACTAATATCTACTTCGCCAGTGCCATTTGGAGTAAGGGCAATATTACCATTAGTATCTGTGCTGATAATTGTATTGCCGTTTATGTTAATGTTATCAACATCAAGATCACCAGTTACATTTGCTGCACCTGTAATTGTGAGGGTAGCTGTGTCAATAGTGACAGCAGTAGATGCATCTATGTCAACCGTGGGTGCTACAAGTTCCAGTTCAGTATCAGCATCAATGTCTAGCTGTCCATCTGTGCTAGAGTTTATACTTAATGCACTATCTCTAAACTGTATGGCTTTGTCTGTATCAACTAATAGAGTTTCACCAAGACCGTCAATGTATGCTTTACCATTAAGATACATATCTTTAAACTGCAGTGCAGATGTACCTATATCTAATGTGTTATCAGTCTTTGGTTTTACTTCTGTTGAACTAGCTACAAAATCTTGCACTGGACCAAGCACAGTAACAGGCGCACCTTCACCAGCCGTGCCATCATGTGTGTGTCCACTAGTAGCATTAAAGGCTGCTTCAATGGCATCATATTCGCCATCAAAGTCAGCAGCGTTAATTACGTTACCGTCAGCAATATTATTAGCTGTATCGTTTCTGGTATATCCTGTTCCCATAGTTTTACCTTCTTGCGTTAGTGGCGTATTCTACTGTTAATGCGTCAAGAGAAAATGGCGGTGCTTCTGTAGCGGAGTCAAACAAAAATGAAACTGCGAATCCAGAACCAACTACTTGACTTTCAAATAGCTTAACTAGCTTTGCACCATATGAAGTCGTACCAAATATTCCCGAACCAAAAAATCCTACAGTGCCTTGCACGTTTTGAATATTAATAGGTGCTGGTTGTATAGTACCCGCTTCGTCAAAGTCTAGCTTTAGACTTAAATCAAATGCCACGCTTCCTTGCGGATCAGTGTACAAAAATATCTTATAAAAAGTTTTTCGTACTCGTGGGTCTTCAATTGGAATAAATGGTGTAGCAAACGATATGGTAATAGGTGTACCATCAAAGTCGCTACCCGATTCCATTTGATATAGGTAGCCATCGTTATTCGCAAACAGCACAACCTCGTTATTTAAGTGGTAGTTACTATCTGCTACAAATGCTCGTATGCCTCTTGTTTCTGCATACTGCATATTTGCACCACCCTGCTCTGCAAACTGTGTAGCAATGATGCCTTGAGCATTTTCTTGTGTAATATTGTTGTTATAGCCAAGTAATCTATATTGTGATTTTTCTCTAATAACGCAGCTTGCAAAATTTGTATTAGCAGAAATAAGTGTAACTAAATCATCCTGTATAGCTTTTGATACAACTCCTAATCCAAAGTCGCCTATTCTGTCCGTAGCACTTAGCAAGCGCAAACCGTCAGGTGCTAAGAACATAATGTCACCACCAACTTCTTGTATGGTGTCACTTTCAATACAACCAATATCGTTGGTTACTGGTTGTAGCGTAAAGTCTGCTATAGTATTACCTACTAATCTTTGTATGGATACTTCTGTAAAGATAATTAGTTGGTCACGAAATACTTCCAAACCTGTAATTGGTGAGCCTATGTTTATAGAACCAGCACCATTTGCTACAGAAAAATCATTGTCAGTATACGGCGCAGTAAAGTTAAGTATTGTTCCTTTGCCAAAGAATAAAGCGTTTTTAAAGTTAGATATAAACGCTGCGCCTTTTACATCTGCAGGTGCATCATTCAATGCAGTAAATACGCTAGTGTCGTATGTCGCAGGAGCATTTGCCCCATCTACCAATGCAATTTTTTGTGTGCCGTTAAAGTTATACTTTGCAAATCTAGTTCTACTTGCACCCTCTCTGCTCGTAGATATAAATGTTAATGCAGCATTATCAGCAGGACTTGATGCAAGTGCGGGGTCAATACTTAAAGTAGCACCACCAGAGGACACGGTTGCGGTAGCTGTTACTGTGTAAATCTTTTCAACACCAGCTATTGTAAATTGATCTTGTGCTTGCGGTGCTGCAGTTAAACCATCTACAACGAGAGATGAACCTGTTTGACTTGCTCCATTTACTAAAGGCGTTCCATAATTAGGAACATTTATTTTTGTAAACCCTACCCCTGTTGATCTAAATATGTCATCATTCTTTGCAATGATGGCTGAACTTTCCCAGCTTGCAACGCCAAGGGCTAAATAGTTTAGCGTTGTAGAAACAAACGTAACATCGTCTTGGTCTGATGGATTATGTACCATCGTTTGTGATAATGTTAATGTTGCTCTGTTTGTTGCTGCCGCAAAAGAAACACCGCCTGCAGCTATCGTGTATCTAAAACTAAGAACCGCATCATCAGCAGGCGTAGCAGCTAGTGTAGGTGTTATTGTTAAAGTAGAGTCTGTTCCTACTAAAGCAGTAGCACTGCTAACTGTGTAAACTGTAGAGTCACCTGCTATGGTAAACTTATCATTAGCAGAAGGCGCAACATCTAACCCATCTACAGTTAATGATGTACCTGATTGAGATGCACCGTCTACCGCACCACCTGCAAAGGATAGCACATCTCCAGCTACAGGTGTCTGATGTATGTTACCTATTACAAGACTTGTACCACTCTGACTTGCCCCGTGTACCTTTGGCGCACCATAAGGTGGTATTAAGTCACTGTCGTACTTATCATACCCTTCTATTCTACGATAACCACCTTCAACAGATGGTTCAAAGTTACGCAGTATTCTTGCGCTACCCGGTGCGTTGATACCTTGCTGCAAAGGCGAGAGGTTACTTATAAGTCCACCACGAAACTCAACGGCGTAGGTTTTCCATGCGTCAGCCATAAATTACCCCTATGTTACCGATGAATATCCGTACCTAAGACCACCACCTGTGTTTTGCGGAATCATATAAGAACGCACATATCGTGTACGATTAATCAACATTGAACGCATATACTTAATGCCTTCATCAAACTTTTCTTTCATTACCAACGCATCTTGCGTGTTGCCCCTAAACAGATATGCATAGTGCATTGCACCGTCTACAATCACATGAGCAAATCTGTCTGGTATTACTATTGTGTCACCATGTGCAGACAAGTCTGATGAGAAGTTAAAGTATTCAAATACTAATATGTATGCTTTGTCTGGTTCTGGTGTAAGAATAAATTCAAGAGAAGGAGCGTGTATGACACGAGTTGGTACACCTTGAAAACTGGTGCTATTATATTCTTGTGCCACAAATTTATCTAAGTATTCTTCATAAGTCATAGGCAGTATACGTGTTGTACTATTGCCTAGCGTAGAGTCTTCCTTAATTCTAAAGGTATCAAAGTTAATTACTTTACAGTCAGCAGGAAAAGAATAACGGCTAGTGTTAGCCGTTAGTGTAGTCGTTTGAGTATTATGATTAAAAGGCCACTCAAATTCAGATTGATTTATATATCTAATAGATGCGTTAACTGCGTCCTTTGCATGTGCATAGAAACCTGTCGCACTCGCAAAGTTTGTAGAAGTTAGTTCAACCTCATTCAAACGCCGATTTACTTGATTAACTAATTGTAAGAATGTTGTAGCCATTTACGTTTCCTTAAACAAAGCGAGGGGGCAGGTTGCCCCGCCCCGTCACATATTTAGTTAGGCTTGGTCACGGCTAACTTCGTTAGCAACCAAATCGCCCGGATCATCTACATCCATGCAGACAGCAAACATGCGGAGTTTTCCACCTGTTGTTGTACCCGTCATTGCTTGGATTTCGATATCAATGGTGTCAGAAGTGCCGCCGATAAGGACAGGAGTTTGGCCTGCCTTAAAAGCATAGTCACCTACTGATGCTCCGTCAAAGTCGAAACCATCAACAAAGTTATCCAAGTCACCGCCAGTAATACCAAAGTCAAAATCAGTGTCGGTTGAAGTACCTGAGTGAGCAGTTGTTACTTCAAAACCTGCAGCAATAATGAGTGTATTAGCAGGAATAGTTAAACCCGGAATCACATCATTTGCAGCAAGGGCAGTACCCTTATCGCTTGCAGCTGTTGCAAAGTTCAGGTCAGCTTGAATCATGTATGGCTGTCTTCCCCTAGCCATACTACCTCTAGCCACAGAGGTTGTATTATCACCTAATGCCATAATTCAATCTCCTTATACTAGATTATACCGAGCGTTAACGAGAGCTTCAGGTCTCAATATTTTTCTACCGTAAAGGTGCATTCCTCTAACGATATCAGCAAATGAGTCTGGGTCTCGGTAAGTTTCAGTTTTGTTGATTTGTTCAGCAGTAGCGACTGCGGAGTCGTGTCCTGCAACAATAATTCCAAAGTTGGAAGAGTTAGTACCGCCAGTAGTAGCAGGTCCTGTTCCGATGGATGGTAGGTTGTTAGAAACAAATACACGGAATCCATGTAAGTTGCCTATAACTTCACCACTCCTAATTCCACCAGATTGTCCAAAGTCCTGATTGAATAGTCGAGAATCCTCGTCCTTCAACACTTCCATGAACACTGGGTCTACAACTAACCATCGACCCTGTGAATCAACATTTTGTTGGTCAAGTAGTCTAGCCATTCTAGCAATGACTGTTAATGGGAAAGTTGTACCTGCAGCAGGTGTTAAGTCAGTTGCACCCGGTCCTCTAGGCTGAAGCCCAATAGAGTTACTGGCTGAACCTGCTGTTCCAGAACCATCGGTAAAGTCAGAAGCATCTAACTTCATTGAAGATAGAAGTTCGTCAGAACCTGCGGTTGCAACGGCTTTAGAACCGTTTACTGTAGTATTAGCAGTATCAGCAGCACTGTGTAGTGCAGACTGTTTAAACCCACATAGATAACCAAGAACGTCTTGGTCATACTGGTCAGATAGTCGATAGGCAGCCCTATCACTCGCTAACGATTGAAAGTTAACGTGAGAATGAGCTTCCTCAATATCATCAACCTTGAACGCAAAGTAGTTAGCTTTGTCGATTGTAAGGCTGAAGTCCTCATCGTCAAGGTCCTGAGGTGTAATAGTTGTACCTCTAGCATAAGCCTTGACTGTTATTTCCGGCTCCTTAATGATTTTCACACTATCGCCCATGTTAGCAATCTCCCCGAAATAATCGGAGTTTGTAACTTGTTCCACAACAGATGACTTACGAAACGCAAGTTGCACCTGTTTGGAGTAAATGATAGGTGAAAAATTACCATTAGGGAGGTTGCCGTGACCGGCAGCAGACGTGAATGCCATCGTTACCTCCTTTAGCATTTAACAGATGTAAACTCACCAGACTAATACAGGGGCTGATTTGCAGAGGTGCATTAGCATCTAAGTTGCGCTACTTACATGTTAATGGGCTAGGCTTGTCAGGTAATCCGTAAGACTGACTGTTTTATAGTGTGATATAATTCACACAAGTGTGTATAGTTATACTTAAAAATAACTACTTGTCAACACTTTTTTTCTTTGGCATTTCAATAAAGTTCATATTCATACTGAAAGACCTACGTTCACCTTTCGTGTAGAACGGATAAACGCAATGGAAAAGGTGTGATGGAAATACATAAAAGTCACCAACTTTAGGCTTGACAACAAAGTTAGTTGCTGTGTATCCTGCAGATGTTCCATGTGCAAACTGTATGTGTCCATTTGCAGGGTGGTGGTCTTTATAGTCTTCTTCCCACTCCTCTTCTATTCCTTCTGGTAGTTTTAGATATCCTACACAAGACATTCGACAGCCTGTGTGAATATGTAATGGATTGTACTCATTTTCAAATTGACGTACAAACCAACCAGATACTATTTGTAATCCATAGTCAAATTTATCTGTATCAGGCTTTTTAGCACCCATAGAGTTACGAAAGTCTGTATAGGCTTGATACTGACCTATAAACTGTCCCAATCCTTTTTGTGCTATAGCAAGTATCTCTTCGTCAAAAGCTAACTCTTCAGATACTTTACCCACCAGATTATCTGCATAAGATTTTAACTTATCAGACATTTTACTATTTAACTTTTCAACCAACTCATACGGCATACGAAAGTATCCCATAGTAGGTCCAAATGGAGCAAACAACTCCATCTCTTTTTGTGGTGTATATATTATACTCATCTAGCTGACCCCGATACATCATAAATAAATTTGCCAGACCGTATGGCTTCCATAATCTCGTCTGACCTTTTCTCGTACTCTTTTGAGGACATCTTTTGCACGTCAGACTCTTTCATGTAAGAAGCTGTTGCGTCCTCTTGGGGTTTGCTACGAGCATTTTTAACTGATACAGATTT